CCATCTATAAATTCTACACCAAGTTCATCGCAACGCAATAGGTTTTGTAAACTTAGTACCGGCCATGAGTCCGGCATGTTTGCTACCTTTATACCGTAAGCAGCAGCAGCGTTGTTGTTAACAAAACGAGTAAGACGCTTGTCGTGATTACCTTCAAGAAGGATAATTCTCGCATCCATCCCGGCATTAGCACGCTGCTCAGCAAGAAAACGATGGCCACGATTAATAGCAAGTTGGGCAGTATGTGCAAAGTTTTGCTCCTGTTCATAAGTACCATACATTGGTAAGTCTAGGAAGTCTCCTAGGTTAATAACTTGGGCCACTGTGTGACCGTGATCGAGTCCGACGATTTGTAAAGCAACGTCCATTGCTGCTTCATCGTGAAATGGATCTAGGGAACCATCTTCGTAGCGACGGTAACCAATCTGTGGATCCGGTAGTGCAACAGCTACTTTCCAGCCACTGCTTATCAGCGCAGGGGTCTGGGGAATTTTTGGATTAACGATAACTGGATCTGCCGGCTGTACTGGCTGCCAGGTTGGACCTTCACTCCACTTAGGAGAAAGAATGATCTTAGTATCATCTGGATTAGAAGAAAGGCTGACCTTACTGATCTTACCTACATCTTCTGGGCTCAGGCCGTTAGCCTTAAGCAGTTTATCAATAGAACTTAAGCCACTAGATGCAGCAGCCTCTTCTTTAGCGTTATTATATGCATCATTTAGCGACATGAACAGTTCCCATTTCTATGCTCTTTAAGAGACGTTAGACCGAAAGTTGCACCAGCATTTTTGTAAAGAGTGTGAAGACTACGTGTACTGAAGTCCTCATCATTTAAAGATTCTTCAAAGGCCTTGATATCTGATTCGGGCAGGAGTATAGCCCATTGACCTACAACACACTTACCAATAATGTAAGTGTTCTCTTCTTTTGCTTTTGAATACAAAGCATCTAAACTCATAGCGCCCTCCAGCTAATAATAGGGCCTTAATTAAAAGGCCCTATTATCATTGTATACTATTTAATATGAAGTTTCAATTCCTTGTGCCCAAGAGTCTCTCTGACGAGTGACTGATGGTGAAACAATGCGACCGTTAGCCTGAGTCATTCCAGCTGATGGATCTGTTTGCTTCATGTATGTTGCCTTGATTGAGTACGCAGCACCCTTACGCTCACCGGAATATGGCTGGTTAACACGGTTAACCTTTGTGCCTGCTCCGTATGGATCTCCAGCTGCTGTGTTCTTCTTAGGAACAAGTGTGCCGGCCTGTGGTGATGCTGATGGTGAAGTGAACTTACGTCCTTCATCACCAATTGTCTTGCGACCTTGTGTATTTCCTGCGGCTGCCGCAGCGTCTACTTCTGACTTTGCCATTATGGTACCTATCTGTTAGAGAGCTCTGTTTTAATTGACCGAGATAGTAAAGACAATTGCGGAGATAGATCCATCTCTCGACTCCACGGTTGTAAAACCTGGGCGACAGCTAAGATCTAGTCCTCTAGGGGCTACGTATCCTCTAGCAATGGCGATTGCTTTTACTGCTTGGTTTACTGCTGAGGCTCCTACTGCACGTAGCTTAATCTGTGGAGATTCATATAGCGCATGTGCGATAGCTGAGCCAACGGATTGTGCATTAGATCCAGCGCTTACACGCAGGAACTTTTCTTCTGTATCTTTTTCATTCACGAGTTGTAGTCCTTAAGGTATGTGCCCACCTGGGTAAACTATACCTTAAGCTGTCTCTACAGGGTCTCCATAACCAGCAGCTCTTAAAAGATTTACAAAGTCTTCTAGTCTAAGGATGGTCACCCATTCCCCTATAGAAGCCTCTCCCTGCCCGTTTAAGCGCAGTACAGCAACGGGTAGATCTTTCCCATTAGATCGATCTTTAAGTTGCTTAATAACCGTGCTAGGGCTGAAATCCTTGCGTGCTTTTACTTCCCAGTCAATACCAACAGTGCCGGTAACGTCAGTTCCAGGCCTACCAGCACCAGTGGATTCCGCAAATGGAAATCCATGCTCAGCAAGATACTCTGCAACAACTTTTTGTGACCTATAACCACGATGTTTCCTACTCTGACTTGGCATAACCCGACATCCTTGTTTTAATTAGTACTTCTAAATCATCTACGGTGGTGTTATTAACAAAGATCTGATCTACTGGGTAGCCATCCATCTGAGTCTCTGATATATGTCCGTTGACCGGGTCTACACCAAGTCGTTTAATTCTCCAGATTTGACCACCTGTAGACTTAATAGCATCCGCTTCGTTTTCAAAACGAACGTCTGCGATAACATAGTCTCCACCAAACTCTATATCCTTTAGGGCTTGTTTAACCCAAAAATCTTCTCCAAACAACTTACGAGCAGCAACGCCTGAAGTCTGTAGAAGGCGACGAATGTGGGGAGACTTCTTAGCTTCTTCCCAACCATCACGATCTACTTTGGCCCGTACAAATAGCGGCTCACCCACTATAGAATCGTACATAGGGTTAGTTTCATATAGATACTCACGAATCTTATCAGCAAAAGCAAGACGAGTAAACCCGTAACGCTCTACTAATACGTTTGCAACAGTGTCCTTACCTGATTGTGCGTAACCTGTTAGTCCAATGATCATGTGTTGAACCTCCGCGTTCTAGCTCTCATTCCCCCACCATCTGAGGTACGGCGTGTAAGCTCACGAGATACAAGTTGTGAGTCTCTCTCAACATTGAGAGTTCTAGTCTCAATCAATTTACGAAAAGCATATTTAACATCTGCCTCATGCTGAAGCTCTTGAATGTCTGAACTATCTGCAATCTGCGCTTTTATAAGTGCAACACGATCACCCTTAGCTCCAGTCCAATGCTTGAGCATTGCCTTAGCCTCTGCGTTATCTAGGTTGCGCTGTGCTTCACGTTCATTGATAATAGCAATAGCCTGAGCACCTGCGAGGTGATCATTCCATTGTGTAAACTGAACGAACAGATCCATAAGACCTTCATCGTCCAGCTCAGTAATATCACGAGGCAACATAGGAATGTCAATCTCCGGCTTAGGAGTTAACGAGAACCCAAGCTCATTGACTGCTGCTAATACATCTCTGCTAATACTCATTCGAAGTCCACCTGTGTCTCGAAAGCTGAATTATTTATATTTATAGGGTTAGGCATATCATCACCCATCCCACCACAATTAGAACATGTGACCTGACCATCAAGATCTAGCTCATAGTTGCATCCATACTTGTTACATAGTTGCTCGTTACTCACTTTACCTCCTGAAATGGTGCACAACGCTTACACCCTGTAGCAGGATCAATACTGCACATAGGTGGTCGCTTGTTCTCTGCTGCCCAAGCTATATCCAAAGCTTTATCAAAGATCTCTTTGGTAAACTCTGGGTTGTAAGCTACGACAAATTCTTTGTAGTCTTGGTTGGCTTTAAGTTCATAGATAAATACAATCTCTTTGGGAGCAATCTCAAATAGACCTTCTTCAACCATCAAGTGGCAAAGATGTAGGTATACCTGGCCTTGAAGCTGGTGCATACGGAAAGGAGTCTTAACTTGCTTCCAAGCTTGTTCTATATCTCCGTTAGCTTGCTGAAGAATTGCTGGTGCTTCAAAACGTAGAGTTCCTGAACCAATAGACTTAATCTCAATAAGGCAATCATCACCTAGGCCCTTGATCCAACCATCAGCGTGTCCACGCATCATATGCTTATCGCTACGTAGTGGTACTTCTTTGTAGCTAACGCTAGGATGTATGTCTTTAGATACAGCCCAGGAAGTGCCTGTCTTATCTCCCCATAGGCCGTAGAGTATACCCATTTCTTTAAACCAGTTCTGCCACTTAGCGTGGATGGTATGTCCTTCTTCAAAGATAGAAGCAAGGCGAGCTGTGGTCTTATCACGTGTCTCTGTGTAGTTGCCTGTTACGGCGTGGTACTGTGCTAACGCACACCAATCTTCTTTAATAATATCTGATGGATGAATGTAACTCATGTCACGTTCATCGAACGGCTTTGACAGCACGTGGCGTTCTACCGCACCCATAAGACGAGTTTCTCTCTTACTCGTGTTAAGGAATGCCTTTAAATCTTTGCTGGCTATTGTCTTAGGTTTTGCCATACTTTCTGCCCTCTTTCTCCAACCACTCAGTAAGAGTGAGCCCCTGCTTCTCGTACTTGCGCTGAGCTGCGTTGCGTTCTCTGTGTGACATACCACCAAAGATTCCATGTAGCTCATTATTAATTATAGCCTCCTTTAGACACTCTTGTCTAACCGGGCATTCTGGCTTGCCATCTGTACCCCAACAGATAGCTTTAGCCCTATCAGCTATAGGCTTATAT